GGTATCGCGTAAGGCCCCATGTCCCTGCCAAGCGCCAGATGCCAGAGAAGTGTCAGTGTGAACATCGACTTCCCGTGGCCAGTGTAGCCGTAGATTTGGGTGATGGAGCCGGGGCGCATGATCGGATCAATCAGCAGTCGCTCGCTCTGGGCTTCCAACAGCATGGCGGGTACGTCATCCTCATACATAGGCACGAGTGGTACACGCACGCGCTCCTGTGCGTTCTCTTCTATCTTGGTGCCGCGCTCTGCCAGCCGACCATGAAGGCCGATGTACTCGCCTTCTGGCCCGAAGCGTTCAGGGTGATTGACCCGCTCGCTGTGCTCCATGCTGCGCACGGTGGCTTCAACTTCACCGACAGGCAGGCGCTCAGTGAAGAAGACGTCCATGAAACGGTTGATCTCGACACGGAGGTCAGCACCCCATGTGCCCTGCATGATCAGTTCGCTAGTGTAATCCCGAACCCGTTCGTTGCGACCGTTGCTGCCACCCGGTGCCAGCTTTCCGACTTCCTCGACCAGCTTGTTTGTGCGGTCCCAGACAGACATGTACTCGTCTGGGCGCTTGACCCTGACGTCGGTGAGATCGAGATTGGCATAAAAATCATCGTGGCTCATGGCCGCCAACTCGGGTTCGGTAAACTTTGTCTGGGCTGGCGCTGTGTAACCTGACCACACAGGTAGCTCATCGAAGTCTGTCCCTTTGTTCATCTCGTAGATGAAGTCTTCCTTGCCTTCCTTGCGGCTGACCGAAGGAGACATAAGGACATAGCCACCATCGCCACGAAAGTCCAAGCCGTCGAACAGTGGCCAGCCACCAAAGCCGGGGTTACTGCCAACCTTGTTGGGAAGGCGGCTGCCGTCTTGAGGGTGACGCCAGTAGTAGTGGCGACCGCGTCTTGTATTGACGTAGATCGGCGAGGTCAAGCCATGCTCTTCGCAATACTCGATTGCCTCTGGGGTATCAGCGTCAACGACAACGATCCCCGACAGCTGGCCAGTGGCTAGGCCCATGTTGAATTCAGTGTGGCCCAGCACGCCATTGGCAAACCAGTCGTCTATCTCTTCGGCGCTGGTCCGTCGTTCCTGATACTCCTTCCATTTGAGTATCGGCTTCTTGCCATTGATGTCGATTGGAAACACGGGCCAACCTTCGTCGGATGCCTCAAGTGCGGCGTCCCACAAATTTTCTATGTTGAACGCTGTGTCGAATTTGTCTTTGCTCATTTACTCAGTCCTGTTTGAAAAATTTGTCGATGCTGATCTTCGGGAAGTGACGTTTGATCAGGCCGAGGTGCGTGCTTTTAATCACGCCTGTTTTTAACCAGCGGTACGGCGCTCCCCGTGGAACTCCGAGTGTTTCACTTGTCGCCTTTGCTCCACCCATCGTGTCTACGAGGGCCTGTGTATCTAAGTGCATGGCCTGTGGCCTCCTTCTGTGTGCATTAATACTGTGAGGTATATAGACTGTGCAGAGAGACAAGCCAATAATTAATTTTGCAAAAACAAAAAAAATACTTGCAAAGATTAGTCAATGGACATATCTTTCCGCTACTGACTGAGTTGTCAGTGAGCAAAAACAAAACCTAGTGAGGAATTTATGTCATCAACCCAAGAGGAATTAGCGGAGCGTCACGCCGACCTGACGTATGAGATCAAGCAAAAGAAAGACGAGCTTGTTCTCATCGAGCAAATCCTGACAGACCACATTGATACTGAGAGTGCTGGCGAACACGAGTTTGAACTCGACAACGCTATCGTCAGTGTGAAGGTGCCAGACAATTGGAAGTGGGACAGCGATGCCTTGAGGGCAATCGTCGGTGCCATGGAAGCGCACCCTGCGGAAGTCACCGCCAAGTTCACGATCAACAAGTCCAAGTTCATGGACCTGCCTGACATGGACAAGGCCAATTACATTCCCGCGCTGACACGCAAAGCCGGGAAGCCAGCAATCAAAGTCAACCTGAAATAAGGGGAGCCAGTATGGCTGATACTTTTCCTGACTTCGCCCCTATGAACACCGCCAAGTCTGGTGTCATGGACCAACAGAAACTTCTGCTTGCCGCTGATCCCGGTTGGGGCAAGACAACGCAGGCCATGAACTACCAAAAGGTTTACGGCAAAGGCTTCATCCTGTCTGGCGAGAGTGGCCTTGTGTCCATTGCCGATGCGGGAATTGACTACCTGCCGTTCACTTCATGGGATGGCAAGCACGATCCTGCCAACGATGTCTACAGCTTCCTTGGTGTCCGCAAGATGATGCAGTCCGAGGGCTTCAAGAAACAGGGCTACAAGTGGATCATGGTAGACAGCCTTACTGAAGCCAGCGACTTGGCTTACGAGTGGGCAGAGGCCAAGGAAGTTGAAGACGCAGCGGATCAGAACCGCAAGGTCAACGACTTCGCCAAGTACACTGGCCACAACGACAGCATCATTGCGGAGTGTAAGCGTATCCGTGACCTGCCTTATCATGTGGTTGTCACCGCCTTGCTCAAGGAAGTTGACGACGGCATGGGCGGGACAGCCTTCCGACCTAACGTCCGAGGTAAAGCAGTACCCCAGCATCTATGCGGCCTGTTCGACCACGTCTTCGCTGGTATCCGTACCACCGTGGGCGAGGGCGAAACACCGCGCATCGAACGCATGATCGTCACAGATCAGGTGAATGGTTATCTGGGTAAGGCCCGTGACCAGAAGCAACGTCTCCGCGCAATTGAGGAGACAGGTAACGTCACACATCTCTTTGCGAAGATGGAGATGAGCGACGACGAGTACGAGAAGCGCAAGAGCGCATCTTCTAAATAACCTCAGACAGAAAGATTTGAAAAATGAGTGGATGGATTTCAGACAACCTCGACCTCTCCAGTGTCAAGACACAGGGCGGCGGTCGTATCATGCCGGGGAAACATGTTGCGAAGATCAGCGACATCTCAACCCGCGCAACAAAATCTGGCAACGGCACGCTGGTGGAAGTTGACTTGGAAGTCGGCGGTGCGGTGATGAAGGACTTTATCAATGTGCGGAACCCCAACCCCAAGGCACAGGAAATCGGACAGGAACGCCTCAAGGCTCTGCTGACACACTGCGGCCACCCGAACCCCGACAAGCCTTCGGCTGCCAATCCGGTAGGTATGAAGGTGGGCATCAATGTTGTGCCTAGCACTTTCACCAACGACAAAGGTGAAGAGAGGGAAGGCTCTGGCTTGCAGAACTTCGGTGCTTACTTTGCGCCTGATGAACTGGATGGCCAGACGAGTGTGCCGACACCGTCTCAAGACACCAGTCAGGCTGACGACGACATTCCGTTCTAGGTCGCGTTCCCCTTCGTGACTTAGGGGTGGGGGGTTAGCTCCTCCCTCTGACCTCCCACCCGCTCCATTTACTTATGTCTGGATTGACCATGTCTGACCCCCTCGTAGGCCGCATTGTCGGTCGAGCCACAGAGAAAATTGACGCAGCCTACGCGGCAGAGAAACGTCAGAAGCCGCGCACATACATTGGCGCATCGAACATTGGTAATTCATGTGACGCCTTGTTGAGCCTATCGCTCCGAGGTTTTCCAGAGACACCACCACCCCCCAATTTGCAGCGCATCTTCGCGCTTGGCTATGTCATCGAAGACATAGTTGTCGCTGACCTGAAGCGCATCAAGGATATAGATGTCTTGGAAGCCGACCCGATCACTGGCCGACAATTCGAGAAGAAAGACTTTGGTGGCCATGTGTCTATGCACGCTGATGGCATGGTACAGGCCGGAGACAAGATGGGATTGCTTGAAATTAAAAGCATGAATGATGCCAGCTGGAGCAAGTTCAACAAGTCTGGTGTTCGTGTCTCGCACCCCTCGTACTACTCGCAGATACAATTTGAGATGGGGTACTGGCGTCTGCCTGTTGCCCTGTTCATTGCCTACAACAAGAACCGCTCGATCTATATGGACGAGTGGGTGCCTTACGACGACGATCACTTCCAGCTTCTGTCTGCCAAGGCAGAGCGTCTCGTCAAAGACAACCACATGGCAGAGCGATGCAGTGTTGACCAGACAGACTGGCGCTGCAAGGGCTGCTTCAAGCGTGAGGCCTGCTGGGAGGAGATCGAAGTCGAACAGGTCATCGAACCCAAGTGTCGTCACTGCCGCTTCGCTTCACCAACAACAGATGGCAAGTGGTACTGCGACAAACTCAACACACCAGCTGAGAAGGTGTGTCTTGAGTGGGTGCAGTACGTGCCCAAGACACGCACATGATACTCGACGTACCGCCAGAGATCATGTCTGCGCCTCCATCAATAGTGAGGCAGTGGAAGAAGTTGGCAGACGATATGAAGAAGGCCAACAAATTAAGAGGCAGGGCGTTTGCCAAAAAACAGGAGGAACTTCAGAACCGAAGACAAGGGATTTTAGACTTAATTAAGGAATGAAAAATGAGCAAAGACAAACAGATCGAAGACATCATCGACTTGCGAAAGTGGGTGATCAAGTGCGAGGGAAAGTTAGACCAGATCGACGGTCGCATCAAACTCCTGATCGAGACAGACCCTGAATGTAATGAGGTTGTGCGTGCGACAGACAAGCGCAGCTTTGTTGTCGGGGAATTGAGTGAGGCGCGGTGCGCCTTGATGGAAGTTGAGACACGTATGGAGATGAGCAAATGACCAAGACAGCAATGAAGTCCAACGCCGGGAAGCCGCGCATGTCACTGTTACCACCCGCCGCTCTGGTCGATATTGTTCGCGTCCGCGAGTTCGGATGCCAGAAGTACGCTGATTGGGATTGGACAAAGGCTCGTCCATGGACCGAGTACAGTGACGCCGCCGAACGCCACATAATGGCTTGGGCCGCTGGCCAAGACAACGACGAAGAGAGTGGGCTGAACCATCTGGCGCACGCTGCTTGTAACATGCTGTTCCTTCTTGAGTTCGCCAAGTCTGGCGCTGGCAAAGATGATCGCCCGACAGGGCTGGTGGAATTCCCTGACTACGACCCAAGGCAGATCGACATCGAGGATGTGATTGTCGAAGGTATGCCTCTTGAGGAGCTTCAGAAACTCGCCGGAGGTACTGCCTGATGGGACAGAGAATGAGGGCCAGCATGGCCGAAGTCACATCGTCGCTGGCAGTGGGTATGCTACTGGCTTATCTGGTCACTTTGTATGTGATGCCGTACTTCGGATTTCACCCGAGCGCATCAAAGGCGTTTGCCGTTACGGTTGTCTACACGGTGATCAGTTGGGTGCGCGGTCTTGTGGTGAGGCGCATCTTCAACCGGCTGACCGTGTGCAAGACAGACATAGAGTGGCGGGTATGAAGAAAGGTCCAAGCGATATTCCATTGGCCCGTGCTATTCTCGAGGGCTTGGTCGATGCAATAGATGATGGCTCTGTCACATTCGGAGACATCAAGGATAATTTGGTTCTTGTTCTTCCCATGATGACTAGGTCAAGTCCAGTTCGTTGTGCGCCTCGCAAAACAAAGACGCCAACCTCAAAGAAATGGCGTGCTGAAGTCCGCGCTTTTGGCCGGGAGAACCCACACATGACGCAACGAGAGATCGCTCTTTACTTTGGCGGTGTAGACAGTGGGCGTATCAGCGAAGCCATGAACGAGACGAAGCAATGACATTCGTTGTAGAGAAGAACGTGCCAATCCCGCCCAAGGTTAACCGGGGCAGGTACACCGAAGGCTCGACCCATTATCCGTGGGAAGAGATGGAGGTGAACGATAGTTTTGCTGTGCCACCAAACCTGACGAACCGTGTCCGTGTCGCTGCTGGCTGCATAAACACAAAGGGCCAGCGGTACTTCACCGTCCGCGATACACCGGACGGTCACAGGTGTTGGAGATTGAGGTGATTACTTCCTCATAATATCGGCCACCTTCTCTGCCGATCTCCCGACGACATAACCTCCGACGCCCGTAGTGAGGAGTGAGTAAAGACCACCGGGTAACTCCAAGACAACCGCCTTGTCTGTGAACATACTGAGGTATGGGAACAGGATGTAGTTATTCACAACGATGGCTACGATGGATAGCATCAGGACTGGCCTCCAAGATTTTTGGAGCCAGTTTCCTTTTGCTTCCGCGAGGATGATGTCGATTGAACCCTTCAGGTGTGTCTGCATCAACTCATGTTGCTGAGATGAGATGGACAACTTGATTTTGTTGGCTTCATCCTTGTCCTCGACAACCTCGTCGATAATTCCGAAGACACCTTTAATGAGTGATGGGGCCAGTGCGGCCAGCAGGGGGAGGGCCATGTCTTACCTCTTGTAATGATAGATGGCCTGCGGCATGTCGATGTACTTGGTTCGCATGTCGAGGTGCAGGAAGTTACTGGCTACGCCAACTGACCAGCCATGGAATTGTGCCTGACGGATCAAGCGAGAGCGGTACACGCTGTTGGAGCAAGACACATCGACTGCGATTGTGTCTGTACCCCAATAAGGGTTGTCGATCAGGTGGAGCGAACGCTCGTGCCCACCCACCTTCTCGTTGTGCTTGAGAGTTCGACACGCGCTTGTCAGTGTCATTGGCTCATTAAAGTCCAGACGCAGGGCTACGAGGTAGTCCCCGAACCCATCCTCCAGTTCGATCTCACCTGTCGTGGGGCAGGCCAGTTCTTTTTCGGCGAAGAAGTCGAGTTGCATGTCTGGCCTCCTTACCACGAGTTGCCCCATGAGCCGCCCCAACCCTTGCCCCACCCACCACTTGAGCTTCCGCCCTTCTTGGCGGCGGGGCCAGCGATTGCGTCTGTGGCCCCCTCGCGGAAGGCACGGTTGCCTCCTGCGAATGGCAGGCGACCGGCGGCAGCCCTGACACCAGCGCGGTTTGGTGCGTTGCTGTCGCCACCTCTGGCTGCGTTCACTGCGCCGGAGGCTACTATGAAGGCGTCCGTTGTGAGGCCGAACGATGGACCAAAGGTGTAGGACATGGCCCGCTGTGCGCCCCACTGGCCGTTGTCTGTCTGGGCAGACACGTTGTAGAGGAGTTCTACGAGCATCCCGAGGCCACCAAGTTGGAGGAAGCCTTCAGCTGCCCACCCGGCCAGTTCGTCTTCTGTGCCTCCTTCACCAACATCGAACCCGAAGTCTCTGGCGATGTCTGTGACGCGGCGTTCACGCGCCGCTATACTGCGCTCGTCTTCGCCGCCACGAGCCTGTAAGACATCCTTGGTGGCCAGCGAGGCTGCACCAAAGGCTGGCCCAATTGAACCCATGTAGAGGAGGGGAACGACGTCGCCTTCTTTGGCACGTTTCAAGACATCGTAAGACAACCGGCCCATCATCAGGGGGAAGGACTTCAGTTGGAACACGAGACTGCCCCATGGTGTCTGCGTCCAGATCGGCAGGTCAGACTGGTTGGGTGCGAAGATCGTGTCGTTGGAAAACTTGATGATCGCCTCACGAACCTGATCGTCACCCTGCATGGCAACCACATCACCGAAGCCTCCTGATCCCGGCTCGGTGTAGCTGTCTAGGCCGTAGCGTTTCAGGAAGCGCATGGCGATCTTGTAGTCGCGTGACTGCCCATCCCAATCTGCACCGGGACGGTGAAGCCTGCGTGCGCGTGCGATCTCTGTGCGGAAGGCTTCGTGTCCCACTAGGCCAGCTATGTCGCGTTGCATCCGTGTCCAGCCAGACAGGCCAGTGAAGTTGAAGAAGGCGTTGGTCATCAGCCCGCCACTGGTGCCGTGGATGGCAGCCATGCGGTCATGCACCAAGTTCTCCGTGCCGACGCCAATGTTCTTGATGGCTTCACGGTACTGAGGATCGCGGGCATATTTATACATGCCCTTCGTCCAAGCCTTCATGTTGCCGGAGCGTATCAATGGCAAGACAACGTCAGTCAGGGATGTCAGCATCGTATAAGACAAGAGCGTGACTGAGTTGAAGTTGCGGAGCTTTTTTGTGAAGCCCGTTGCAGGATCGTAGGAGCCAGTGACGGGCTTGTTCATAAGGCCGTTCATATAGGCCTGCATGAAGCGCGCTTCCTTGTTGGCGATAGGGGTGAAACTCTCAAGACCCTCATCCATACCCTCGATCAATGCGGAGGCAACTGCATCTGCCCGCTTGGCGTAGGTGCCGCGCTCGATCTCGGTAGCGTCTGGCCCGCGATGCGGCTGCTTCTCCATGATCTTGCGCTTCACTGCCTCGATGCGAGCTACGCGCCCAGACAGGCCACGGGCTTCTTGGAGGCCCTCGGAGATAGCGATCTGAACCTCGGCTTTGGCAGCCGGAGCCATGATTTCCATCTCAGTGTAGGCTTGGTTTCTATCTGACCGTGGGTGGATAGACTGGCGGTAGACCTTCTTGGTGGACATGAGGTCGACGGCGGCGTCGATGCCCTCGGAGCGGACCTTCATGTAGTCAGCGAAGCCGTGGTTGTTGACGCCGAACTTCTGCGAGAAGTCCAGCTTGCGAGTTGAGCCGTCGAAGTACTTGGAGAGGATGCCTGTGAGGTCGTTCTCCATGAACCTCTCGAGGCCCAAAGCATCGAGGTCTTCGGATGTGAAGTTCAAGACACGATGGTAGTCGAGGTGATCGGCTCGTGGGGTTGTGCTTCCTCCACCGGGTTGGGTCAAGACACCGTTCTCTTCGAGGATGTTCTCGATGATACCCTTGGCGCGAGCCTCTGCTTGCGGACGGGCCAGTGGTGTACCGCCACCTTGACGCATGTTGTCGTTGGCTTCGCGGAGCAGGTACTCAGTGATGCCAGAGGCAAACTCATCACGGTTTTTCTGGATGAGTTCAGCGTCCCAAATTTGTGGGGCGTAGTTGTCCACGTAGCCAATGGTGTAGCCAGCTTTGTTGAGAGCCTCATGCTCCCTTTTAAATGCCTCACGAATATCTCCGGCAATATCGGCTTCTGCGTCGCTGAGGCCCAGAGCTTCCCATTCATTAGCGGGACGCCGCAGTGCTTTCATAATGCGAGCGTGACTGTCTGGCTGCTTGGGCTTACGCAGTGTCAGGCCACGGTTGTTGTTGGCCCACCGGCGTACTGTACCGAAGGCATCGGGAAGATCGTTCAGCTTCTTGAAGAGCGGATACATCTTCCCGCCAAGACCGGAGGCATGGCGTTCGTGGTGGCCAGTGCCATCCTTTGGCTGCGCCCAATCGGCGAATGAGTGAGCATTGGAGTATTTGCGGGCACGTTCGGAGTTCGCGCCGATCTGCAAGCCCATCTGTTCGTTGAGGCCAGAGGCTGCTTCAGGGTCGCGGCGGGTGATGCCACGGATTGTGTCCAAGACAAGCGGGTGGATGTGCATGTCTTCGAGGGACTTCATAACCTCGCCAGCGTTAGAGGGGTCGAAATCTCCTTTGGATTGGAGGGCACCCTCGATGAAGTTGCCAGACAGGCGTTGTGGGTAGGCACCAGCAACCTCGCGCCTGTAGAGGTAGGGTGATGTCTTGTCGAACTGGTCTGCCTCGATGTGCTTGGTCTGGTTCGGGGTGAAGAGGACAAGGGCCTCATGCTCGATTGTCTGGCCGTTGTCGAGTGTGTTCGAGTGGATAGTACGAAGACTATCGTATCCGTTGTCAGAGATTGCCTGACGAACAAAGGCGGCGGCTTCGTCGGCACTGTTGCCAGACGGGTCATCCATCAGTCGCTCGGTGGTACGGATCATCATCTGGAAGAACTTGGCCGGATCAATCGCCATGTCTGACTGGATTAATGGGTTGTCGCCACGGCTTTGTGCTTCGTAGGTCTTGTCCATGGCAACGGAGAATATTTCCTGACCCTCCTCTGTTCCAAAGACACTTCTCTCGTATGAGAAATCAAAGCCCGCCTCTTCCAAGCTGTCTACAATGCTGCCGAAGATCGGAGCGAAGCGGTCATACTCTTCAGTGAGGTTTACGTCAGCCGTGAGGTCGAGTGGGTTCTCTGCACGGACATACAGTGGCAAGACACCAGCTTCGTAGCCGAACGCATCCTTCAAGCCGTTCTCCATGGCTGTGCGATCCTGCTCGAGAGAGATTAGCCTGCGCTCGTATTGCGCAATCTTCTCTTCGACCTTCGGCTTTGGCTCTAGGCCCCACTCCAACATGCTTTTCTGATGGTCGATCAGGCCGTGTGTGTGCTGGATTTCACCAACAACGAACTCAAGCTCATTGGTCATTTCGTCAAAGGCGAAGCGATCATTCTCATTCGAGATGTTTTCGCCGATCTCTGCGAGCATGTTGTCGATCCCACCTTGGGTCGAGCGGCCAGCGTAGACATCGTGGGCGACAGCCTCTGAGCGTGTGACGTAGATGCCTTCGCCATAGAGGCCGTTCTGGCTTGGGCGCATGACCGTGTTCGGGCCACGCATTTGGCCAAGGCTTGGGGTGCCGTGGTAGTAGCCAACAGGGGAGCCGTCAGCGTTCCACTCGGTGTGGAAATCTCTGATGACGTCCTTCACTTCCTGAGAATGCGACTTCCAGTGGTCTGATACTACACGCTGAACCAAGCGGGCAGGGGCTGTCCCGGTTGCGGTGAGCTTGGCGGCAGAGCCTGTCTTGGCGAACATGTCGCCGTACCAAGTCATGCGACGGAACTGCTGTTTGATGTCGTCACGACCGATGACGCCATTGACGACGTAGGAGGTTGCCTCTTGCAGCGTGTCTAGTGTGCGATCCAGACGACCGCGAAGCAGGAGGGTGGTTGTGTCGTTCGCGTTTAAGGCGGACAGGATGTCACCCTTGGAGACACGCTCAGAGAAATATTTGGTTGCCATCTCTGCGTGCCATTCCATGGCGAGCGCTTCTTCAGAGATATTGTCGTAGTGATTGTTGTAGACCTTGTCGTTGCGCTCCTTGATAGGGTCTTTGGCTGCCCGGTACAGTTCAACGATGTCAGCGATCTGATCGTCAGACAGGGCTGCACGTTGCGTCAGGTGCGTCACTTCGTGCATGACGTCGAAGGGAGATGATTGGCCAGAGTTCAGGCCGACCACTGCCTTGCGCATCTTGCCACGGAACCCGACGTAGACAGGGTTCTTGTAGAAGTGGGTGAGGCCAGTGGGGAGGGAGGATGGCTTCACGCCTGCCATCTGGTAGACCTCTGCGATACCCGCGACATCTGCTTCGTCAATTGCGCGACGAGCGTCACTGCCAAGCAGGTTGAGCATACGGTATGTCATGGTGCGCAGGTCGCGCTGCATACCAAGATCACGGTGCGTCATCGGACGGATCAGTTCCTTGAAGGATACTGGCGCTGATGCCGGGATGCCGTCGTCGTATGATTGGCCCATGTTGTGCTTGCGTTCACGGACGACCGCTGCCTTGATGGCTGGCAGGTACAGGTTGGTGATGGCGTCTATGTCTAGGGCCTTGTTGCGCTGCTGGAGTTCATAGCCGTAGATGGCAATGTTCTTCGCATCACTGTTGGCGAGAGCTTCAAGCAAGCCTTTCTCAACGGCCTTGGTTGTCTCAAGGGTGACACCCTTCGGAAAACCTTTTGGCTTGCTGAGTTCGACAGTCTCGGTTTTCGTGCGACGAATGATCTCGCGCCCAAGAGTTTTGCCACGCTTGGAGGCCGTACCTTCCTTCATTATCTCCAGAGCCAGTTCGGCCTTGCTCATGTCTCGGACGTTCTGGCGAGCGGTAGTGGGGGCGTCGTTGTTTGTCTTGGTCTTGGTCTTCTTGCTCTTCTTGGATTGACCGTCCTTCGCTTTGGCTACGGCTTGAGCTTCGACACGCTCCTTCTTCTTGGCCGCCTTCTTCTTGGCTTCCTTCTTCATCTTCTCTTTGGGGGCCTGCTCCTTGGCTGCCTTCTTGGCATTGGCCTTGAGGATGTTTCTTTTCTTGAGGCCCATTGACTGGCGGTTCAGGAGTGGATCAAAGAGAACGCCTTCGCCTGTCTGGTTGCGGTGCATTGTGTCGAAAGCGTTGGACAGGTCAGCCCATGCGTCATAGGCCTTGAGGGCCATGTCGGTCAGTTCGAGGATTTCAGCTTCGTCAGGATCGGTGACGCGGCCCATGTAGTCTTCGAGGTCTGAGCTTGAACGCATGTCCACGTTGAAGCCATCGAGGACTTCGCCGTCTGAAGTGACGACCTGCTCTGGAGCTTCAAGTGCATCCCAGTAGTCTGGGTTGTCTTGGTTGGCGATCATTTCTTCGAGTTCAGCTTGATCGGCTGAGTTGCGGGAGTTGGCAAACTCGTCTGGAAAACTCTCGGCCAGCTTGCGGTCAGAGATGTCCATGACATCGGCGAAACCGTCACCGCCCTGCTCAAGTAGCTCGCCATTGGCCCATGCAGATAGCTCTTGGCCCATGCGATAGGCCCGGTAGGTAGCGTAGTGAGGAACCAGCTTTGTAGTCTTGCCGTCCCTTACGCGAGCGCGAACCTTACCGCGCCAGAGGCGGCCCATGACGTACAGGTTCTTGGCTTGGTCGCGCAGCATGTAGCGCAGTCGGTCTGGATTGCCGGAGCGAATTGCGTCGTCGATCTCCTCCATCTCCATGATGGAGCGGGTGAAGTTTGTCTTGGTCTTCCCGACGTTGCCGACGTTCTTGGCTTTGTAGGGAGTGGAGTTTGAGTAGCCACGCTTCTTGATGACCTCGGACACCTTGTCGTCAGACACGATCTTGGCGAAGAGAGGGTCGATCTTTTCTTCGAAGCCAGTGGCGCGACCACGGAACATGTCGATGGTGCGCGTGATGATCTTGGCGACTTTCTTCCACAGGGTTTCGATGCCGGGGGTGCGTTCCGGGTTAGACATGTACTTCTGGAAGAGGATGGCAAAGAGTTCTTGTGGGTTGACAGCGGCCCCATCCATCGGGTCTATGCCGAAGATGTGCTTCTGGTTTAACTTGCCATCTGCATTGTAGAGAGTGGCGAAGTGGTCCCAGAACTGAAGGCGGTCTTCATTAGAGAGGATGTTCTGGTAGGCCCAGTGCGCTGTCTCGTGATGAATGATGGAGATTTCTGGTGCCCAGTCGGCATCTGTCGGCAGGTTCTCTAGGTTTGTGAGGCGTACAATATTGTCTTGAGTATTGTAGTAAGGAATTTTTCCACTGAGAGGTACGCCGTTAAGGTTCTCCTTGATGGATGGCTCGAAGATTGGAGCGGCATCAGAAGACAGGCGGCGCAGGAAGTCTTGGGCTGCCGTCAGGGTGTCGTTGTCGAAGGGGTTGAGCATGTTACTCAGGCTGGTGACCGCCTGACGCCGCGTGTCTGCTGGCATACGATACTCAGGCATCGCCTTATAGAGTGCAGCTACGCGCTGACGAATAGCTTCAAATTCGCTGAAGTCTTGGAGCTTGGACCAAGGGGTACTGTCTATTTCCGCAGCCTCCAAGGAAGCAGCGCGGACAGTCATCTCTTCCCCGTCAACCAAGATGACATCGTCTGCAATGTCATCGAACAGGGGCAGTTTGTTGTTGTCTACGTTCGGGATGTCTTCGGCTTTGAAGGGTGGCTCGAAGGTAGGTGCGTCCTCGGGGATAGCTTCTTCGTATGGGACGAAGCTGTCACGAGCAGTCACTGCATTGGCATTGATGTCCACTGTGCCAATGACCGCATCCTCGGGATCGAGAGCGCCACGGATGTCTTCGGGTGACGTGCCTTCTGCCACCTGCTTTGCACTGGCGATCCTCTGGTGAGGCTTGCGTGTCTTCTTGTTGATCTCTGTCTTTGAGAAGATGGCCCATTTGCGGCCTTCGGGCAGGACGTATGTGCCCGGTTCTGTCACCTCCGCTTTTGCTGCGGGCGCTTCTGTCTTGGCAGCAGGTGCATCTGTCTTGGCGGGCGCACCTTTACGCATTGCCTCGATAGCTTCGATGGCGTCGCGGAAGGCTTCGTAGTCTTGGTCGGCGGCGAACTTCTTCATCGCCTTGGTCTGGAGAGCGTCGAGGTCGATCTCAGGAGAAGCTGGAGCTTCGACAGCTGG